GCTGTCGTTGGTGATCCTCTGGTCACCCTGGCGGACCTGTTCGAGCTGCGCCCACGCAGTTGGATTGTTCAGCCGCATACCATAGTTGATCGCAGACGCGACGCTCTCCGGCGTGATAGGAACCATCGGCTCAACCATCTTATTGAACGCCGTAGCAACCCCCATCTTGCCGTCACCCAGCACTAACTTTTGGCCGTCTGGGTACAACTCGTACGACGATTGAAGCGCCTGCGCGGCTTCCTGCACTCTGCCGTTGCGAAGCAGGTAGTCAGCCAGCTTTAGCCCTTCACCAACCCGTGCCTGACGGTTGGCGATTTCTGCGTTTGAGAACTGAAGGTCGCCCAGCTTGCGGGTGCGCTCGCGGTCGATGCCGGCTTCGCGCCGGTCGTCCTCAGAGTTGACGAACTGCTGGAGCTGGTTGGCCGTGGACACACCACGGCGACCGAGCCCACGAACCGCAGCAGCTTGGTCAGCGGCAACGTCTCGGTAGGCGCGAGGCGTGGACGTGACGCCGGGCAGCACGTTGCCCTCGTCGTCTCGGGTGACTGGGTAGTTGTTCTTCGCTGCCCACTCGTAGTCCTGGCCCCACTTCTCGGTCGTGGTGGGCACGGCAGACAGACGCCGGTCGATCTCGTCGTCCGCTGCCCGATCGCGGCGAAGAAGCTCGCGCTGCTCATTGCGGTAGGCACGCTCTGCCTCGCGGTCCTTCTTCGCTTCGTCTTCTTCATTCATCCGGCGGCGCAGGCCCAACCCGCGCACGTAGCCGTCAACCAGCCCGGCGGCGATGCTTCCTGCTGCCATGAGTCACTCCTCAGACGTCGAGTTCGAGCTGCTCGGGGATGACATCCACCTCGGCAGCTTCAGCCTTGCGGCGACCACGCTTGGGGGCGGGCGCTTCGGGCTCAGGGGCCTCGAACGACAGCTCGTTGCTGAGCTTCAGGCCCAGCTCGTTGAGAAACGGCATGCCGTCGTCACCCACACCCGTGAGGTACTCCTTCTTGCCGTCGACCACGGCGAGCAACCGCCCGCCCACGATCTCGCCGCCCACCTTGTCTGCCAATGCGTTGATGTCCATACTTCAAGCCCTTCCAATGCCTAACTGCTTTTCGAACTGTAGCCCGTCCTGCCGCATCTTTTCCAACTTGGCAAGGCCGTACTTCCTAACCGTACCCACCGGCAGGACGAACTCTCCGTCCGACAGCAGTGCGGGCACACGGTCATCCTTGGGGCCGCCGGGGCCGGAGACTTTGCCGCCGCGCTGAGTCGTGGCCCCCGGGCGCACCTTGGGCGGGCGGCGGCCCACATGACCGCCGTTCTTGTACCCCATGGCGGCGTTGACCTGCTCTTCGGCGAGCGTCTGCGGGTCGTATCCATCAGAGTCAACTTCGCCGCCGTCAGCGAACTTCAACCCCGCAAAGGTGCCGACTGCTCCGGCGATGTCGCCGTAGAGCCTCTGCTTGGCCTGATAGCCCTGCATGTTGTAGTTCGACAGCCCCATTGCGAGGTTGCCCGCGTTGCCGTACATGTCGCCCGACATGCCGTAGCCCCCGCGCATGAACTGGTTGCCCTGGTTCATGATGCCCATACCTTGGGCGGAGTTGTTGCCCGCAGCTCCGCCGGCCGCGTTGGCGCCCTGCATGAAATTGCCCGTGTCCATGACCAGCCCGCGACCCATGCCGGCCACAGCGGTCTTGCGGGCGAAGTCCTCGCCCTCAGCACCGACCCGGATGTTGGTGGCAAGACCCGCCGCCCCCAGGGCGTCGGCGTTCTTGTTGGCAGCCATCGCATAGGCCATCGCCGAGCCGTCGCCCATGTTGTTGCGGCGGATCTCGCGCATCAACTGCTGATCACGCCTGCCGCTTTGCTGGCTGAAGTCCGCCACGGCCCGGCCCACACGGCCGTCGACGTCGATACCGCGCTTGGCCTCAGTGAGCAGCTCGTCTTCGAGCCCTGCGAACTGCTTGTAGCGCCCGAACTGGTAGTCGGCGTACTCGTCTTGCTTGCGCATCGAGCCGAGGTAGGCGTCTTGCAGCTCCTCGCGCAGCGCAGCGTCTTCTTTAATAGCCGGCAGGTAGTCACGGTCATAGGCCGTCTTGGTCCAGTCGAACTGTTCCCTGGCGAGTTTCGACTCGTTCTCAATGGCCTGCCCGACGCGAGGGTCCGGCGGCGGGGGTTTTCCTGACCATCCCATGGCTACTTCTCCAGGTACTCTTCCAAGGTGTCGTTCTGCACCAGGAGCTTGATCTCCGGTGCAACCTCGATGCCCCACTGCATGCCGCCGATGAGGCGAGCCATGTGGATGAAAACGTCCCCGATGCTGTGCCGGATCACGTTGGCGATCTCAAGACTCTTCTTGTCTTTCGACGCCTCGAAGCGGTTGGCCGTCAGCCAGTTGACCACCCCCAGCTCGATGAGCGGCATCAGCTCATCCATGTGCTGGCGGTAGAACCTGTTGCGTGGCATCGCGCACAGAGCGAACATGAACGCGTTGTGCAGGTCCTGGTCCCGAACTTCGCAGTCCTTGTCGAACAGGTCATCCCAGACGTCGCAGACGTGGATGAGCATCATTGCGAAGCCCACCGCGTCCTCGTTGCCTTGGAAAAAGCGGCGGAACTTGTCAACGGTGTCCGAGTCACGCATGGCTGGCATTGTACGTTAGCAACTGCTCACTGCAACTACTCCGCCGGGGGCGGGTTGTACCCAGGCACTGACTCCGGACCAGAGGTCGCCGTGGGCGCAGGCGGGAGTTGCGGCGGCTCCCAGGGATTGACCGTGAACTGGGGCACCTCTCCAGGATCGTCGTCGGCGTCGCCCTGGTACAAGGGACCACCGTCATAGTCGGCCAGCAGCTTGTAGAAGGTCGCACGCGGGTCTTCGGCCATGCGCCAGAAGGGGACGATCTGTCGCTCCACAGACAGCGGCTGGCTGCCGTTTTGTCGCGCCTCAGCAGTCGCGTAGGTGGCCACGCTCAGCACCACCTCCTGGGAGTACACATTGACTTCGACCTTGTCGATGCGGTGGTACTGGGCGTTGATGCCGAACGGGGTCGCGCAGTCTTTGATGATGGCCATGGTGGTTTTCAGTTGGTGCGGATCAGGCGGATGAAGGCGGCGCCGGTATCCAGGTGCCACCAGCGGGTACGGAAGTCAGCCCAGCCCGGGTGGTCGTGGTGAGTTCCGTGGTGCCACTCGCCAGCCGCAGGTAAGACAAACTCAAGCGCCGCAAGGTCTCGCGGCCTGCCTCCCCAGTGGCCAATAACCTGATGAATGGCGCCAGCGATATGCGAGCTACCCATGGGCATCAGGTATAGGAAAAGAAAGGCCGCCGGCGAAATCAGTAACCCGGCCACCGCGAAGATGGCCCAGAGCGCAGCACCGTTGCGATGGACAAAATCTGTCACGGGGTCGCCCACCATGCGGCGCAGGCGCACTTTGGCCATCGGCACGTCGCGGAACCCCTTGTAGAACAGATAGGTCCAGTCGGTGTAGTGAGGATCGAGGTCGGTGTCGGAACGGGCGTGATGGGTGGTGTGCATCGTCGCCCAAGCGTAGGGCGATCCGTACAGCAACGGCACACTGTAAAGCGCCATGACGCGATGCCAGAACGGAGTGGTCTTGAACGCCCCGTGAGAGAAGTAGCGATGCAGGCCGACCGACACCATCAGGGTGTGCCACAGGTGCATGACGAACCAGCCGAGCAGCCACCATGCGCTTGCCTGCTCGGTGACAAGCAGCCAGACGCCGCTCGCCACACTTGCACAACCGACGACGTGAGCCGCTGAAATGGTCCAGGAGGGAAACCTAAACACGAGCACCTCCGATCAGAAAGCCGTAGGTAGCCGGTGCCGCTTGCAACGGCGAGCCGTCTGCTACAAAAGACTCTCCGGCAAAGTGCCCGCCGATCCCCCCTCGGCATACAAGAACGATCAGCCCGTGCGGAAGGGTGACATTCTGGTCTTCGGTGATCCGCAGTGCCTGAGCCTGGGGCAGCGCCCCACGGTTGGCGGTCCAGTTGAAGCACCAGAACTCAAGCTCGGTGTCGGCCAGCGTGGTCACCGCACCCTTGGGTACGTCCCCTCGCTCAGGGGAAAACATTCCGGGAACTCGGTCTGGGTACGCTGTGCCGTCGTCGCCCGTCACGATGCCCCTGCCGCGCACGGTGAGCGTGATATTGGCCGCTTTGGTGCGCTCGACAGCCTGCGACGATATCGTAATCAGCTTCGAGCCCGGCGGCATGATGTGTTGATGGACTTTCCACCCAAAAACCGTAAAGGCTTCCACGTGCACTCCCGAAGTGCCCGCGTCGTATGAGCCTCGCCAGTCTCGCCTCGATACCGTCATCGCTTACTCCACCGTGTAAATGACTACGGACCCCGGCACTACCGAGTTGTCCTTCGGGTAGGCGTCTTTCACGGCCTTGATGCGGCTGTAGAACGGCTCGACACGAGGCAAGTGGTGGTCGTCCATGGCGTGCCAGAGCATGTCCAGTTGCTCGCTCATTGGCGGGTACATGGATTCCCTTGCCTTGCGGTAGTCCATATCGACGGGCGGCGGCGGTTTTCCGCCCAAGACAATCTCGCCCGTCTCGGTGTCGACGCTGTCGACCTCTACGTCGGCCTGGGCCTCGATGACGAACTCATCGGGACCTTGGGCCTGAAGCTCGAAGGTCTCGTCCTGGCAGATGCCAGCGCGCAGGATTTCGCCTGCGGCGTTGTGGATGACAAAGTGCTTCATCGTTTAAGTACCAAGACGCCCAGGCGCATGGTCCCGGTGTAGTAGCTGCGGCTCACCGTGATCGTGTGAGTGCCGGTGCCAGGAGAAATGATAATTGAGTTGGTCGTGGCGCCGTTGTCCGTCAGGCTGGTGAGCACTGGGCCGTAGAAAGTTGCGCCACCATATTTTGGGTCTCCGGTGCTAATCACAGTCGGCGAAGCGGCCCCGCCTACGATCTGGTCCGTGTTGACGATGCTGGCTGAGAGCGTGCCGCTGAAGGTCGCCGAGCCGTTGATGATGCTGAAACCCGGCGCGTAGACCTGCCCGTCGTAGGTGACCTGGAAGTAGCGCCCGTTGTTGTAGTTGCCCAGCAGTAGGCCGTTTGGACCCAAGTGGAAACCGTAGTTGTTGGCGGCGGGCCAAGCCCATCCGGTGAACGCGCCGCCGTTGATCTGGCCTCGAATCAGGAGTTGGCCAGAAGACGAGTCGAACGACAGGGAGTTGGTGCCTCCCTCGTTGACGCGGAAGAACACCACGCCGTCGTTGCGCTTGATGAAGATGTTGTTGAAGTCCGATGACGACAACGACAGACCGTAGTGGCCGGCCGACACAACGTCTTGACCAAGCTGGACCCCTGCGCCTGCGGTGATCTTGAGATTGGCTCCATTGATCTGCGAAGCGGTGATCGAGTTCGCTGCGATCCGGTTGGCGTCCAGGGTGCCCGTCGTGATCTTCGAGGCGTCGAGGCTTGCAATCTTGGCGTTGGTGATCTGCGCGTCACCGATCTTGGCGTTGGTGATCGCGGCGTCGGCAATCTTGGCGCTGTCGATGGCCGCGTTGCCGATCATTGCGTTGACGATGGCCCCGTTCTGAATCGCCGCAGTGCCGACGGCGATGGCACCAGCCGCGATCTTGTTGGCGCTGATGGCTCCATCGACGATGAGGTCCGCGTCGGCCTTGAGCATCAGCCGGACACCAGTGATCAACTGAGTGCCGCTGCCGTTGTAGTTAGACAGGACTCCCACCCGGATGTAGCGCGCGCCGGCTGGGATGGTGAACGACTCATTCGGCCCAAAGCTGACGCGGTACTCAGTCCAGGAACCCGGCAGCGCGCCGTTGACGAGGCCAAAGTAGTGATACGTGCCCTGGCTCCATCCAGCAGCGCCACCGCTGATGTTGCTGTCGTTGGCGTCCGAGAACGCCACGGTCAGGTACGTGGTGCTCGAGCCCGTCTCCTGACGAGTCCAGATGCGAAGCTGGTGGTTTCTGGTTGGGTCGAGCGCGATGCGCCGGGAGAGGACCGTTGCCCCCAAAGAGGCGCAGCGAAGCACCGTGTTGCCTGCCGGGCTCGTCGAGTCCGTGATGATGCTCAGGCCGGCCCCAGTCCATGCCGAGACGTCCTGGGTGTTGGGGTCGTCGTTCAGCGCATTACCGCGCCCCGTGACCAGCAGCTTGTCGGTGGTGATGGCCCCAGCCGCAATCTGCGCCGCACTGATGGCCCCCGCAGCGATCTGCCCTGCCGTGATCGAGTTGCTCGCGATCTGCGAGGCGGTAATGGTGTTGGCCGCCAGCCGGTCTCCGGTGATCGTGCCCGCTGCGATGTCGCCAGCCTGGATCGAGCCAGCAGCGATCTTTCCGGCCGTCACGGCTCCAGCAGCAAGTTCCGAGGATGTGATGGCGTTGGCCGCGATCTGGGCGGCCGTGATGGTGTCCGCAGCGATGACAGCGGCCGTGACCGACCCGGCAGCGAGCTTGGCGGTACTGATCGCCCCATCGGTGATCTGCGTGCCGGTGATCTGCCCGGTGACCTTGGCTGCGCCGATGGCGGCCAGTTGGGTATCAGTGAGTTGCCCGGTGATCTGGGAGGCCGCCACTGAGGCAATCTGGGCCGCGGTCAACGTACCGGAGATGTCTGCGGCAGGAACTGTGGCCACGTAGGCGGACCCGTTCCAGCGGTAGAGCTTGCCTGCGCCGGTCAGGAAGATGGCGTTGGTGGACTTCGTTGTAGGCACGGTGGAGCCGACCACTACCGTCACCGGCTCGATGCCGCTGGCGAAGTTGGTGGCCGCAACCGCCTCAGTGGCCAGCTTGCCAGCGGACACCGATCCATTGGCGAGGTTGGCCGCTTCGACGATCAGCGGCCCGAGGTCGACGTTGCCGATCTTGCCCGTGGTGGCGCTGACCCCGTTCGTGCCCTGGTACGGCCCGGTGACGTCGGCCTGCGAGCGGAACCGAATCCAGTAGTAGTACTGAACCCCCGTCTGCCCGATGGCGTCGTTGTAGAAGCGTGTGTCACTGGTGCCGACCAGCACGGCGTTGCCGATGACGTTGGTCGAGGAGCGCCAGATCTCCGCGTACGCATGGTTGCCGTACGACCACTGACTCCACTCCAGGATGATGACGGCAATGCCGGCAGAGGCGGAGAGCCCCGTTGGTTGTGGTGGCGGCGTGAGGTCGGGCTCGGGCGCAGTCCCGCCCCCAGAGCCCAGCCCAGGCGCAGGCGAGATGCCGATGGAGCCAGAGCCACCGCCACGTGCCACGACGGCGGCTTCCGCAAGCCCGCCGTCCACGAGGTCTCGGAAGGTCACACCCTTGTCCAGCGGGTCCCCGATGAGGCCCTCGCGCACCTCCACCACGCCCTTCAGGGCGCGGGTCACCTCGCGCAGATTCGTGTCGGTCGGCGCTGGGATCGCAGGGACGCGTGTGACGCTCATACCTGTCGCAGCTCGTCGATAGTCGTGGCCATGCTGATCTGGGTGATGTCGACCCCGGCGGTGGCCTCAAGCTCCCAGTCGATGGCGCGGAACCCGGCCGGCAGCCGGAAGACGTTGGCGTTGGCCACGGTCTGCGTGTGCCGCAGCACCCCGTCCGCGTAGACCTTGAGCGTCACCGGGTACGAAGTCGCCAGCACCTGGGCGGCGCCGAAGTTGGTGGGGAACGGCACGCGGAACTTCTTCGAGCGCCACGTGTAGGTCAGGGCCGACCCAGAGTTGAACCGCACGATGTTCGAGCCCTGCGCCATGTACAGGGTGTCGCTGCGCGGGTCGGAGTACGCCGCAGTCACCGCCGTGGCCGCGTTCAAGTCGCTGGCCTGCATGCCCGCGCCCTGCCCGGCGAAGTCGAAGATCAACATGCCCCGAGTCCCGCCGCTCGTCGTATAGAGCATGTGGTAGCGGTTCTCGTGGACGTACGCAGCGATGCTCGACGGGTTGTACGCCTGCCACTGCTCCCGCGTGAGGAAGTCAGCCGTCAGCAGCTTGACGCCGGAGGTGCTGATGCTCACCAGCCCGTCGGGGCTCGCGTACACCACGCCATCGCCCGTGTCGACGATGGACCGCTTGGACACGCAGGCCTGCGGCAGCTCCATCTTCTCCTTGCTCATCGCCTGCGGGTCCGCGCCGGACAGCACCACCGGGTAGCTGTTGGTCAGCAGCACCGCCGACTGGCGGAACACGCCGATGCCTACGATCGGCTCGTCGATGGGGTACAGGTGCGGCCACGCGTGCGGCAGGTTGGGCTCCGACAGGTACGCCGTGTTGTCCTTGAACCCGATGGCCGCGCCGTTGGCCATGAGCTTCAGGCCCTTGAGCCCGGTCGGCGGCGGGAACCAGTTGTCGGTGGGGATCGGCTCGCCAAGCAGTGCCTGCGTGACGTTGTCGGTGTAGGACGTGACTGCGACGCCCACCTCAGCCACGAACTGAAACGCAGCACTTGTGCCGGTCGCAGACGACCTGTAGATGCGCTTCTTGGTGATGTTGTACGCGCCGCCGGGCCCAGTGGACGGCAGGCTCACAGTGACCGCAGCAGTGGGGTCGAGCGCGACGATGGCGGACGCGGCGCTGGGCGGGCCTTCCTCCTCGTAGGCCGACACGTAGGTGTAGACGTACGTGCGCGACTCGTTCTGGGTCGACGTCGGAGCTGAGGACCCGGTGATCGCGGGCGCAGAAACCGGCGCTGGGACGCCCAGCAGGTACGACCCGCCCGGGTAGCTCCCCCCGGACAGCACCAACGTGTTGGGAGCGTACTTCGGTGAGCCGCCGTCGGTCCAGTACACACGCCCGTAGGCGTCGTTGGCCACGGGCGTTCGCATCACGTCCGTGTCCGCCAGGAACTCCAGCCAGTAGTCGGTCTCAGCAGCCGCGTTGCCGTAGCGCCAGATGGTCTGCGGGGCTGTCTTCGTGAGGGCCTTCAGCGTCGTTACACCCTTGAGCGCGGACAGGCTGCCCGAGAGCAGCCGCGTGTTGAGCGAGACGGTGGATTCGGTGTCCTTCAGGAGCTGCGCATCCTGGATCGGCCGCAGCCCGTCGAAGACCTTGATGGTGATGACGCCCATCGTCTACCCCAGCAACGCGCACTCGGCGTCTCGCCGCTTCACAAGGCCGGGCAGCACCCTCCCGCCGCCGCGCACCCACAGCTTCAACTGCTCCTTGGAGCCTTCCCAGTCCTGAGCGTTGAGCTTGCGCCGCAACGTGCTGGTCTGAAGCCGGCCCGCGCCCAGGTTGTAGGCGAAGTCCACGATGGCGTTGAACTTCGCCCAGTCGCCAGACGAAGCTGCCAGCGCCAGAAGCCCTGGGCACTGACGAACAACGCCCGGTGCGTAGGTGTTCAGCAGCTCAATTTTGAGCCACTGCTCTGCGGTCTCTTTGGTGATCGGGGGGTCTTCCATCGTCACCTTGCGACCGTCCGGGCGCCAGACGGTGCCGTAGCCCTGTGTGGGGTAGCCGGCCGGGCAGACGTAGGGATAGATCAACCCATCGCTGCCAACGCGATGCAGGCCCTCAAAGCGCTTGCACAGGACGGTAGCGATGTCCAGCTTCACGCAAGGCCCCTTTGCTTCAGAGTCCGGTCGAGGAACCAGTAGTTCAGCGTGCCGGCCACCAGCGCCGCAAAGTCAGCGGTCATCATGGTCTTGAACACCTCGCTCGCCGTATCGCCAGCCAACCATGCGTTCCAGGCAAACCACACGTGGACGAACGACCACAGACCGAGAATCCAGTAGGTGACGACGGGCCTGACCGATGCGGACAGGGACGCAACCCAGCCGCCTGCGGCCTTCGCCATCTCGGTCTGCTGGTCGATGGCAGACTTGAACGCATCCAGCACGCCCGTGTCTACGGCCATGCCATGAACCGCGCCAATCTCCTGAAGCCTCTGCGCGCCGCGTTGAGTCTCCAGGGCGCACTGCTGCTCGAACATCTTGAGTTCGTGCTGGCGCTCGCTCTTGCGGTCCAAGAACTTGAGCACCTCTGGAGCAAGGCGGAACATGCCGCCAAGAAGTGAGCCGAGGATGCCGCCGCCGATGAGGTCAATCATTTTCTTTCACCTCTCGCCAGATCGTGTAGAGCTTGTGCCCGATCATGAGCACGGTGTAGATCAACGTCGCCCACAGCAGAATCTCGCTGACCTGGAACCCCGCGACTGTCGCAAGGCTGGCGGTGACGGGCGGCGCCGCCTTGGCGGCCATGCCGACTGCGGACTCCGTGGCGTGGTGTGTCGTGCTCATGCTGCGTTCGTCCTCGTGCTTCCTGTTCGTACTTGGCCCAGTCAGAACTCTCGGACTTTGACTACAAAGTCGCCCTGTTTGATCCTGCCGCCTGCGGTTGTGATTGTGGCGGACACCTTGTAGTCCACACCGTCCACACCTCCAGATACGAACACCTTCACAACCCCGCCAGCCAGGGAAGACGCCATGATGGTAAGTCCCGGCTCAGCAACGACGGCAAACGTCGCTGCGGTGTCGGTGTGGCCTGTTAGGTACTCGTTGAAGTCGACGTCGTAGTCCTGAACTTCGACGGGCTGCTTGATGAACTTGCCCAGGATTTTCATGTCAGGTCCTTACACCCACCGTGACTTTGTTGGTCGACGCCGCCATCGTGACTATGTTGATCTCCGCCTCCACCGCCAGCCGGGTGTCAGCGTGTGGCACGACGACTAAGCGGTCCTGCGCCCCTGGCTCAAGAGTGTACCCCGACGGCGAGGTGCTGTAGGGGAAAACGAAGCCGGTGCCCGACATGACGTCGAGGCCGTCGACCGCAGCAAGTGAGCCAGAAACCAGGATCGCGCCCTGGCCCGACAGGATGTCGAACCCGGCTTCCTGCAAGGACGCGTAGCCCCCGACGGCCACTGCCCCGCTGCCGGTGAAGACGTCGGCCTCTTGCTCCTGCGCAGCAGCGGTGCCCGAGACCCTAACAACCCCGGAAGCTGCGAACAGATCAGGGGAGTCCGTCGCGGCAAACTGCGCGATGATGAACACCTGCCCGGCCAGCGCCGCAGTGTCAGGAGAGTCGGTAGCTGCGAGGTAGCCGCCGATGACCGAGCCGTTGCCGCCCGCAGTCATCATGTCGAGGCCGACTTCGGCCGCAGTCAAGACGCCCTGGACCCTCGCCGCGCCGACGCCTGCAAAGGCGTCCGAGCCGGTTTCGGCGCCCGCGAGGGAACCTGTTGCAGGCGCGGTGCCAACAGCGACGATGGTGTCTGCGCCAGTCTCTGCTGCGGCCAGACTACCGGCAACAAGGGCTACGCCCCCGGCCGCGAACGCATCGGCGCCGGACTCGGTGGCGGCAAGCGCCCCAGCAACCGCGCCAGCAGCGCCCCTCAAATCACCATAAACCCCAGACCCGTACTGGCCCGCTGCGTAGGTCGGGTCAGCCAGCGGGTCAACCGAGGCGTCGGCGTAGACCCCGGAGCCGTATGCGGCGGTCCCGTATGTCGTTGTCACGACGCCTGCTGCGGCCAGCGTGTCGGCGCCAGTCTCTGTGGCGGCGAGCGACCCAGCCACCAGCGCCGAACCGGCTGCGGATAGGGTGTCCGATCCGACTTCGGCGGCAGTCAGACTACCGGCAACAAGGGCTACGCCCTCGGCCGCGAACGCATCGGCGCCGGACTCGACGGCCGACAGGTTGCCGGTGATAACCCCCGGCCCTGCCCCGCCGCTTTGGAGCAGGGTGAGAAACATGCGTTACACCACCAGGGTCTTCAGGCGGTCGAGCGTGGCGGTCGTTTTAGCGACTTCGGCGTCAAGCCGCGTGATCTGCTCCAGATCGCCCACTGCCGCAGCCGATGCGCGAGCGCCGTTCAGCGCGGCAAGCCGCGCCTCCATCAGGCGGATCAGGTCTTCGATGCTCATACCAGCACCACACACTCTTGTGCGACCGTGGAAAGGTGCGACTGCAAGAACACCGTGTCGTAAGTGTCCGTGCCATCAAGGGCGCAGTAACACGCCACTCGATTACCCAGCGCAGCAGTGCCTGACTGCAAGAAATCCGTCGGGGTAAACACAGACAGCACTCGGTTCTCTACGTCAAACCGATATATCTGGCTGATCTGCGAAGTTACATACAGGTTCATGTAGAACATGCGCCCTTCGTTGTCAAACGGGCTGTAGCACCCGCCTGACCCCGCGGCGGGCAGCGCTCCGGGCGAGCCGTCATAGGTTATCGCGGCAGTCCATGTGCCAGCGATTGCTCCCGCAATGTCCAGCACATCCAGCGTTGCCGCGCCGCCTCGGAAGAAGTAGCAGAACGACTGCCGACCGTACCTGTTTTGATCCGGTTCAATTCCCCATGAGGGTGCCCACATGCCGCCAGCAGCATTTGCAACGGTGGCAACACCGAAGTAGGTTGTGCTCCAGGCGTTGGCAACGATGTTGTTGGTGCCGTTGTTGATGGTTGCGTCGGTGTAGTTGTACGTGTACACCGTGGTCGTCGCCGTGCTGCGCAGCAGCATGAGGTTTGGCAGTTCGATCACGAACTTTGCCGTTGCCGAGGGCGTTACCGTCCAGTTGGTGCCCAGCGTATAAACCGGGCTTGGACCCGCCGTGTGGCTGGCGATGATCCGCCGCTGACCCACCGCCGTTACGTTGGTTGTGTCTTCAACAATACGGATCTGGAAGTTGCGGTATTCGTTTGCCAGCACTACCGCATCGCCTAGCGTGGCTTGCCCTGTCAACGTACCTGCCGCCGTGGCCGTAGCAGTCAGAGCAAACCGCTGCACAACCCCAGTGTCGTAGTTGTACGCCCCCTTGATCATCCCATCACCGGGGGAGTTGTTATACGGCACGTACTGCTCATCCAGCACCATCAGGCTTGAGTCCGTGCCGATGGTTGCGGGGAGGTTCGTGTTTCCCAGCGAGGCTAGGGTGTTGGTCGCCACTTCAAACGAACGGAAAATGGTCGCCGCCAACGCACCTGCCGACAGCATCATCACCCGACCTGCCACGATCTCGTAGCGCGACCCGCTGACCGGCGTGAACCCAAATGCTGACAGCACCGTGATAACGGGAGTTGTGCTTGCTGTGTTGCCCGTGATGTACCGTTCAGCAGTCTTGCCCGACCCGCCCGCGCCGTTGTCGATGATGCGCAGCTTGTACCCGTACTCACCCGAGCCGCCACGGTTAGCGAGCATGTTCACACCCACAGCCGTAGGCAGTGCGGTGGTCAGCGTTACGGAGGTTGTCGTTGCTCCCGCAGCGATGGTTCCCACAAGACCGAAAGACGGAACGAATGCACATGCAGCGCCCGCACCAAACGTACCACCAAGACCAGGGTTTACTGCAAACGCAGACCCCTTCGTGATGATGTTGTAGCGGTTGAGAATCGCCGCTGACAGCAACTGGTACACGAATGGGTTGCGTGAGATGTCATTGCGCAAGTCGCTACACACCGCAGCAGCTGCGGCGTGCGCGTTTGGCATAGGAGGAACCTGCCTCCACACCAGCGTGTCAATGACCTTCTTAAACGTGTTTGCCATGGTCTATATCCTCAAGTAATGCGGGCACGCACGCATTGCGCCCAAGCTACGCGGTTGTTGTCCAGGATCTGCATGCGACCGTTGTAGCCGTCGATGTTGTTCAAAGTCGCGACCGTGGTGACCGTGGTGACCGTGGTGACCGTGACCGTACCAGACTCAACCACCACCGTGCCGCGCTGCCGCCCGAGCGATTTGTCATAGCCCAGGGGGGCCATGAGCATTTGCAGGATGCGCAGCAGCAGGCCGCCGGTGTGACGATCGGCCACGGGCAGGGGCGCGTCTTCGGTGACGGGCGTAGGCACGCCGTCTTGCAGGTGCTCGATCAGCGCCTTCTGGTGGTGGGCACCGCCATCGAGGTCGGTGGCGACGTTCGCCCCCGAGCCGGGGGTGTAGCCAAGAGTCGATGCTGTCATGCCTCAGCCTTTCTCAAGTGGGTGTGATTGTTCATAGCGTTACGTTTCCGCCGGGCAGAGGATTTGAGATAGTGATTGTGCCGTTAAGAGGTGGAGGGGGGGGAGGCGTAGGCTCAGTCGGCAACTGGTAGCTCACCCACATCTCCTCACTCTGGCTCCACTTCCACACATAGCCCTCGACCGGCGCAGGCTCCACAGGCCGCACCACCCATCCAGGCGGACACCACCAGACCGTTTCCTCACCGGGTCCAGGCACAGGAGGCTCAGGCACCTCCACCCAGCCGGGCGTGCCGTCCGTCTCAGGCTTCGGGATCGACCCGTTTTTGCTGTAGAGCGTCATAGCGTCGGGAAGGCTGAGGTGGGTGCGGTGAAGTTAGCCGTGTAGCGGGCGTAACCGTTCGTGATGCGGAGGTCTTGGATGTAGCCAGTAAACGGCAAAGTCAAACTTGGCCCAGCTACGCCAATTAAAGGCGATACTGCGCTGTAAAAAACTGCGGCAGAGACGCCAGTTGCGGCAGTTCCTCCTACACCATTCACATAGGTTGTAAATGTCGTGCCATCTCTTACAACAGCAAAATGAGCCCAAGTGTTTGCCGTTATTGATGATGCAGGTCCGGTTTGGCCGTTGACAATATACGAAACCGTGTCGTCCGAATCATTGAAATAAACTTCAATGGTTCCACTTCGAGCATAAATTTGGACAGGATTACCTATGCTAAATATGCACCGATATGTGGCATCAACACTTGCAACATTTATCCAGCCTTCAATCGTGAAAGAGCCTGTGCCAAAAGAAAGTTCAACCCTTCTTTGTATCGGCAGCCAATCCCCCGTCCCATCGAAATACATCGATGTCGTGCCCCACTTCGCCTGCGTGGTGCTGACCTGAGCATTGCCCACGGTCTGACCATCGTTGATCGTGGCCGCGTCAAAGATGCCTGCGTTGGTGAAGTTCAGCAGCAGGCTGGTGTTGGTGATGGCCGTGAGGGGTGCTGTAGGAACAGTCAGCGTTGTGAGCGTGGCGTCGTAGGGGGTTGAGCCTATGACTAGCCGTGCGTTAGATATATAGCCTTGGAAAACAGTGCCCGCAGCGTTTGTCGTAGATAATTGGTATTGACTTGCGGCATAACTATAGGACACGGTGCCGTTTGCAACCCTTACGCCATTCAGGAAAATGCTTGTTTGGTTTGTTCCAGTACCAGACCGAACAAAAGCCACATGATTCCACTGATTAACAGTTGGTCGTATTCCGTCATTGTTAAAAACTTGCCACGCAACACCTTTCTGGGCAATACCTAAACCGCCCGGCGCTGTGCCATCGTAGTAAGAACATTGCAAACCATTGTTTGTGTTTGCAACAAAAATGCCGGTATTTGAGCCTTGAACAGCCGTGGGGTATAGCCAGCATTCAAAACAAAAATTACTTGTTCCAACAGTTATGCTAGGCGTTTCTAGCATATCCCCCGTCCCATCAAAATACCCACTGCCTCCATACGAGGCCGTGCTGTAAGACGCTGGCGGGTTGAACGGCGCGAACTTGCTGATGCGCGTGTCACCATTCACCGTGATGGCAAAGGCGTTGGTGCTGTTGTCTTTGAAGCGGTTGTCCTGCAAGCACAGCAGACTGGTGTTCGTGATGGCCGTCAGCGGGGTTGTCGGAGGCGTGAAGTTGGCTGTGTAGACGGCGGTCGTTGCAAACCGGACGTTGGAGATGTAGCCGGAAAAATCTTCCGTTGCG